TATTCCAACTAGTCAAATATCTATTACCATTTGTTCTACCTTGACTAAACCACTCTTGTTCTATAGCTTGAGCAACTCTTTCACCGTATTCCCAACTGGATTTTTCTGAGTCACTAACTACTTGGCTAGGAAAAATACTATTACCATTTGTATATACACTTTTCATTTAATCTATAATTTTAGATAACAACCCACTATTATCAAATTTTTTTATTCCTAAATCATAATTTTGTCTTATTATTTGAGGAATAGGTCTATATTTATTTTTATTACACGCCATAATTGCAAGTCCTGAACTAATAGAAGCATCATGCGTTGTGCTATTATTTAAATCAAATCTTGCTCAGTCATTGATAGTTCTTTGAAAATACACATCTCCATAGGTATTATCACCACGTAAACCAACATATGTTTCTATGTAACTTTCAATTGCAGCGGCATGAGCTTGCTTAATATCTTCACTAGAGTTAGGTATACCACCTATTTCTCTTTCTGTTACAGATAATTTATTATATATTTTATCTGGTCTATTCATTGCGTAACCTCTATAACCTCTTCTTTTAAAATGATATAAAAGTCTAGGTTTATTATTTTCTGCTAATATTGGCATTCCATAAAAAATGCAAGCCATTAATACATCTTCAAAAAATATTTCAGCTGTTTGAGGTCTAGCTATATATTCTAAAAAGAAATGATTAGGTGGAACATCTTCCATGCTAAATTTAGTTAAACCATGTAAAGCTCCTTTTGAACCTCTCTTGTCTACTGTTCCTGATATATCATAACTATCACAACCAAAAGCACCAAGATTATCATTTCCAGGATATTTTTTACCTAATTTTTGTATTACATTATTTTGTAATCGTTGAGGAGGTATCCATGAAACAAAAAACCTACCATTATTTTGTGGTACAAATATAACTGATGTATCTTTTACTCCACCCATCCATTGAAAATTACCTTGTGTAACTACTGATGAATGTTTTAAATCTGCATTCCAATCAATTTGCTCATAAATTTTAGTTAAATTAAACAATGATGATTTAGCTTCATCTCTAAAAGCATGTTCTTCAGTTCTTGGAAATTGTCTATAAAATTCATTTAACGCATCTTGATCATCTTTTAATCCATCAACTTCATTTTGCCAATAATTTATTACGCCTTGCGTGATAGGTAATCCATGTGGTCCTTTAACGAGGTCTGTCGGAGTGTCGAAGACAGGTATTCCATAAGAATTAATGTATCCTTCGTAATTCCATTCCATAGGAATGAACAAAGAATAGAGTCCCGAACGAGTCTGTCCATTTGCATTTCTTTTTGTAACATCTGAGTCATAATATAATTTTTTAAAATTATCACCACCTTTATCTAAAGCGTTACAAGTTGAACCCATCATACATTTACCAATAATTCTAGAACCTAAACGTAAACATGTTTTAGTTACACGCCAATTATTTAATATATTGTTTGGTCTTTCCCATTTACCACTTTCATCATGTACTAACAGTTTTAATTTTTCACCATCATAGCTGTTGTCTCCTGTATTTTTCCAATCAATAGTTGTATCTAATCCTTGTAATTCTGTAGATGATTCGTTAGATATAAGTTTACGTCTAGTTAATTTAGTAGCAGGAACTCTATATGCTAATTCTGTTTTAGGTCGATCCATACCATCTTGAATCGGTTTAAAAAAGAAAGGATAATTAACAGAAATAGGTACAACTTTATCTGTAAACATTGTTTTAGCATCAGGACCTGATTTAGATAATATACCGTACCTTGAATCTGAGTTTAATGTTGCTAAGTTAACTGTTTCACCTGAAGCCATAAATGAAAAACCAGAACGTCTATTTTTAAGATAACACATACCATAACATCTAGTATCTGCTTTACATGCTTCCCAGAAAATAAAAAACAATCTATTTGATTCTCTAAAATCTGGTTTACCTACATCAATTTTACTCCATTGTAAATACATATATTGAGTACCTGTAATGTATGTAGGTTTATTGTTATTGTAAAACCAAANTCCTTCTTCTCTTCTACTAAATTCTTGATCTATATAATCATACCATGTTTCTTTAAAATCTAAAGGATATTCTTCCCAATCAAAAATTGTTTTAATTCTTTTTAGTTCTTTAGGCAAAGGTATATATTCAAATCTATCTGATTTAAATTTTTGTATATTTTTTTCTTTAGGTAATGCTATTTTTAATCCTTGTATTTCATAGACTTCACCTACTTCACCTGTCTTACTAATAACAACAACATCATGTTCAATGTTATAACCATATTCCCATTTTTTATATTTGTTGTTTCTTTTAAGAACTTTAGGTTTTATATGATTTTCTAATATTTTATATAAAGATTGAGTATACATTATTTCGACCTCCCTTCAGCAAAACCTTTAAATTCTTTAGGTTTTTTTGTTTCTTCCTCTACTTTACCATCAATTATATTTTGTTCTTCGTTTATTCTAGCTAAAATTTCAAAAGCATCAAATATTGCTAACTTTTTTGTAGCCGCAGCATTTTTAAGTCTATCTGCAGAAATATCTGGTCCAAATTCAATAATAGGTTCTTTAGCAACTTTAATTAATTCTTCAACTGCTATATGTCCAGCTTGGATTATATTCCCTTTTATTTTCTTTATTTCCATAATTAATTACAATATCATTTGATTTCATACAATAAAGACGCTCATCGTCTATAAAAAACTCCCATTCAGATCCAGGTTTAAAACCAATTGTGTCTCCTGGGTTAATATTAGATGCTTCTAAGTTGTTGTTACTTATTTTTAGTATACCAACATAAGGTTCTTCTTTTCTATTCTTTAAATGATCAGAATTTTTTATTGGTTTTACAAAACATCTATCACCAAAACTTTGCCATTCACCTTTATTTTTATATAAATATATTTGATCTGGCGCAGCGAAGTATAAATCTTTTTTAAAATAAGAACGACTATTAGTTTGTTTACCTTTCATATTATAGAACCTTCTAAATATGTTTTGGTGCACAACTATAATATCGCCTTTTTTTATAATAGTGTTAATAGCCAGCGGTGTAGATACAACTTTAGCAAATCTATTAACAAACTTCCANGANTCAATTTTAGTNTTTAAAATTAATTCTTTTNCANNTATTTTTTTACTATTNNTNTATCTACNTTNTCCGATAGGCTTTACTATAAAGTCATATAAACTATTCATTAATATTCTAAATCATACTCAAGAGATATAGCCATGTTAGAGTTAAACTTTTTCCATGGTAATATTTCATTNTTTTTCTTTATATAAATGTTATATGAATTATCTTTTTCATCAAATAAGATGTGAGATATTTCGTGACCACCATAAACTTGTTGACCTACAGAGTAATGCATTGCATCATTCTTATAGTCAGAACCTATACTGATCTTTCTTATTACATTATTCATCTTTCTTTATTTCAGTATAAGTGCCGTCTTCTAAGTTTATATTAATAGATCCGTACTTATCTTCTAATATTTTTTATATTCTTCTTGCTCTTTATTAATACCCGCTAAATCATGCAGCGTAGCATGTTTTTGAGTTTCAAGAACACCAATATCTGTTGTAATTTTATAAAGTTTATTTTGAAAATCTACAACTTTTTTTAATTCTTCTTTTGTTATTTTGTTTTCCATTTTATTTAATTTAATTTGTCATTAACCAATATTTTTTATAAATAGTAACGTGATTTGATTTACCTTCAAATTCACAATGTAATTCACCATTTATAAAAGTATATGTAACAAAAGTTTCGAAATCATTAGTAGGATTATATACTTTAGTTTTTATATAATTTTTGCCTTCTTCTACTACAGTTTCTTTTAATGTTTGGTTTTCTGCAAAAGAAAAATTAACTAATTCATAACCTTTGTTTTCATCATGTAATATTACAACATAATAACTTGTTTTTTCACTTGACCAAGCTCCTCTTAATTTATCGCTTAAATCATGACTGTACATAGCAATGCTAAATAGCATAGCTATACTTAATAATAATTTTTTCATAATATTTAATTTAATTTAATTTAATTTCTAAGTTTATAATTACTTATTATTATTAACTTTTTTACCTTTTAAACTACACTTGTTTGCTTTTTCTGTCGTTCGTCCGCCGAAATAGGCTAAGATTACAGACATCATAACCTTCTCAAAAGTATCATTCCAAGTTTCATGTATTGTAAATGGTATACTTTCTACACTATCTAATATACCTGCAAAAGAAAATACAACAATACACCATATAAGAACTAAAGGACGTACATTTTTAGACATCCAAGAATCTGACATAGAATCTGCTTTCCATCTAGAAGTTATTGATTCTATTTCTTTATTCTGTTGTTCATATATTAATTGTTGTAATTTAATTTTATCATCTAAAGAAACATCTGATTTAGTTATTTCAGCTATTGCTTCTTTAGGAGATGTTACACCTTGTAATACATTTCCTAATGTAGGATTTATCACAGCTGCAGCACCAAATAATAATTTACCGACTGTTGTATCTTTAAATTGTTTTGACATTATTAATATTTTTCAAAAGGATCTGTTTTCTTATAAGCTTCTGCTTCCCAAGGTAGATTATTAGCACCTTCATTCATATCATCACGAGAATATTTTTTACCTTTCCAATATACAAAGTTTTCATCATAATCAAGATCACCTCGTTTCATTTGATCTATATGAACTTTTTCATGTTCTATTACACTTTGTCTTTCTTCTGGATCAGTTATTTTATCTGATATTAATATCGTGCCATTATTGTTTGCTTTACCTAAAACTCCTTTTTCAAGATCGGTAGCATATATAGGAGTATTATCACCTTGAAATGGAGGGTTTATTTTAAAACCGTTACCTAATCTTATTTTCATTGTTTGTAAGGAAATTGTTTGTTTAAGTATTCTTGTCTTTGTTGACAACCACAGGGTTTATTAAGGCTGTTAGCCATTTTATTGACTACAGCCTTAATTCCTGTTTTTTGTGTGAAGTTGGCTATACTATCGCCTAAACCTCTAGGTTTCATATTTAGCTAATTAGAAAATCTTTCCAATATACTTTTAATGCTGGATCATATTTTGCGTTTGCATCATCAGTATCTAATGGTAAGATAACACTTGCTTTCATACCACCTGGATTAGCAGTAATTGCTCTGTTAACAGCTTTTTTCATAAAAGCTAAGTAGTTACTTGCAGTTGGAATATTTCCAGCTTGTTGTGGGTCACCCGCTGGTACTGTACCTGCAGGGCTTAATCCACATGTTACTCTACAGCTTGTTGCGCCAGCTAAACCATCTAACTGAAGAACAACATTGTATTCATTACCTGCGCCAGCTTCTGCTTTTACACTTACAATGCTATCTACAGCTACTAAGTTATCTCCGTCTAATGAAGCATCAGCAGCAGGTCCTGCAGCGATGTCAATTCCACCTACTATGTTAAAGTTAATAAATTTTGCCATGTTTTTTAATTTTTAATGTTAATATATATATTTATAATTTTTCTTTGGTTTTATACAGATCCATGACTGTTTTAATTATGTTATTTCAGGATCTTCTTCTTCACCTGCGTTAATAAGTTTCATAAAGTCGTCCCAACTTCCATCTCTATTAGTAATTCCAGAACTTTTCCAATTACTAAACATTTGTAACATTGCAGGATCTGCATTATCTAATGTCATTTCTGATCTTGATACAGTATCTCCTCCATCATCATCATAATCAATACCTAATGTTTCAGATAAACCTTTTTTGACATTTCCTTCGTCTATCTTTTTTTCCAGCACCAGACAGCGCATCAAACGTTTTTGTAAACGCTTTACCACCAGCTTCACCTGCTTTTTGAGCAGCTTGAGTTTCTGCAGCTACAGCGTCACTTGTATCATAAGCAGCTTTCCAATCACTTGGTTCAAATGATTTAACACCTTCATCTGCAAATGATGGTTGGCCAACACCTGTTGATGTAATATAACTAAAAGGCGATCTATTATTAAATCCTATTTTAAAAGATTTATTTTTACCTAAAAAGTTTGTTCTAAATTTTCCTATTGTTTTCATATTATCCAGCGTGATAACCTCTTAGCGCAGCCTCAGCTTTTGATTTACTTGCATATTTAGCNGGCCAAGGTTTATCTGTTTTATTACTAATTACTCTCCAAGATCCACTCATTTGTTTAATACAACCACTTCCACCTTCGTCTTTAGCACAAGCATTAAATGGTGAATCAGATCTTTCATCAATCATTCTGTCCATTTCTTCTTGAAGTTTTTCTTGTTCAAACTCACTCTTACCTGAAGATCTTTCATCATTCATCTTTTTAGACTTCATTTCATAATAAATATCTTGCTCATCACCTTTTGTTCTTCTAGCTATTCTTTTAGCTTGTCTCCTCATGTGAGGATCAGTATGTCTATGCATTGGCGAACAGTGCGAATGAGCTGGTGATTCGTGATCATGTCTATCATTTTCTAAATAATGCAAACGCGCAGATGCTGTAAGATCCTTATTGTATGCTTCTTTAGCATCATATCTTTCGTCTCCACGTTTTGAAAAACGAGGGTGATTACCACTGTATCCTCTATGTCCCATTGTTATGCCATTTTAGTATTAAATTTTTTACCTCTCCAATTAAAAGTTTTTACTCCATCTTTTCTTGCTAATCTAAAAGTTTCGTTAAAATCTTTATTGTAGTTGTAATCTCCATGAGTTTTATCTTCATTAAAAGAAGCTCTATCTCCAGAATTCCAGAATTTACCCGTTGTAGGATTTGTATATACTTCACGGTGAGTTGCACCTGTTACATTATATATATCTTTATCTATATCTCCAGTTACATCACCTTTTGAATCTTTTCCTATTTGTCTAGCAGCTTGAGTTGATGCATCAGGAGCATAGTTATATCCTGATCTTTCATCTTTTTTATTTGCTGGTGAAGATTTTCTAGACATTCCTGGATCAGAAGAATAAGCTCCTTTTCCTTCAGCTTTTTCCATTCCTTTTGATTCGTCTCTACGATCTTTCATTGATTGTTTTTTGCTAGATTCTTTACCATCTTTAGCTAAGCTTTCGTCAAGTCTATCATTATATCCTTGTTTTTTAGCTGGAGAACCATATACTCTTTCACTTTTAGGTTGTTTTTTTCTAGCATCTATCCACCCATCTCCTTTAGCATCACCTTTTTCAATATCTACTATTGGCATGTCTTTTAATTCTGCTGATTCTTTATTCATTGGTGAATGTGGATGAGAGTGAGATCCTTTATCAGTATCGTAGTTCATAGCTGGTGACTCATGACCTGCTTCCATTGGCGAGTTCATGTACATAGCTGAATCTCTGTGCATACCAGCTTTCTTTTCAGCTTTACGCATGTGCATAGCTGATTTCATCATTGGTATTGGATTGTTTTGTTTATATCCCATAATTTCTAATTTTTGTTTGTTATTTATTTATTTATTTATTTATTTAAACTATCCTTTCAAATGTTATTTCTATTGGTCTATTTCCTGTTGCAGATGGAAAAGGATTTACGCCACCTGNGACAAATTCTACATTTACACTTAATGTGTCTCCAGCACTAAATGTTTGTATTAATTCACCATAAAATATTTTATCTCCTGATAATTCTGTTGATTTTTCATCAATCACATCTATTAAAGTTCCATTTATATCAAATGATACTCTAATTTCAACTTGACTTGTTTGATCAAACCAATGTTGACAAGTTCTTACTTTCCATGTTCCAGCACCACTCGTGCCNAAAGTAAAGGTTGCTTCTTGACCNGCTGTTCCACCAGCAGCATTAACACATGTCCAATTATAATTTGCAACAGTTGCNCCAGCTGGTAANTTATTTGCATTTATTAATGCTGTAGGATCAAATGGTAAATCACTAGGAGTACCATTTGTCCAGTTTGTATATGCTACTGGAGTACCATTTGTCCATACAAAAGCTTGTGCAGAATTATAATCTTTTACCCATGCAATTCCTGTACCTGTTGAAGCTAATACTTCACCAAAAGCACCTGTATTAGCAACACCATCTATAATAGTACTTACAAAAGTTGTTGGAGAAGACATACTAACACCTGTTGAACCTGAATCATCTATTACAATATCATCATTTGGACCAATTTTAAAATCTGTTCCTTTTTCATGTAACAAAAATTGTTGCCCTTGAGATTGTATTTCAACTGTATCTCCAGCTAAATTAGTAGTGTTTATAAGAAAATCAACTGTGGTTGCTGTTCCATCACCCAATACTAATCTTTCACCATTTATTGTANNNATTGNAGCTCCTGCATTTTGCACGTATATACTATCACCTAATGTAGATGCTGCTGTAAATACTGGTAAAGTATTAATAGTTCCCGTACCGGTAATACCTCCTGCTAATGTTAAT